CAAGGTGGATCTGAAGTTTTTATGATGATTACTGAAGTAAAGTGTAGAGCAGCAGAATCATGGCTTAGAGATATTTTACTTGATACTGGTACACCCCCTTGGGATTTAGAAGCTACACCAATACCTGATTTATCTCCTAAACAACAATCGGAGATACGAGATATTTTTGCTAACAAGATTCTAGGTATAATTGAAAGCACAGGCCAAGCTCCAACTCCTGGAGAAATGGATCAAGTACGCGAATCAGTAAGTCAGGATTTTAGATTTTCAATTTTACAAGAAGCACAAAATCGTGCTGACAAAATGAAAGTTAAAATAAGTGACCAATTTGCAGAAGGTGGTTGGGCTGAGTGTTTTAATGATTTTATTACCGACCTTGTAACTTTCCCATGTTCATTTATTAAAGGTCCTGTTATAAGACGGCAACGAAAACTTGGTTGGAGTACCGATGAAAATGGTGATGTATTTGCAGAACCTGATGAAGCGTTAGCTCCAGAATTTGAACGTGTTGATCCTTTTAATATGTATCCAGAACCAGGGATAACTAATATAGATGAAGGGTATATGTTCCAACATCATCCTCTTTCTCGTATGGAGCTATCTGAACTTATAGGAGTTCCAGGATATGATGAAGATGCAATACGTAGTTTATTAGATGTAGGTAATGCAACTTCTTGGGTTAATGAAGATGTTAGTTTAATGAAAGAAGAGCAGGAACGTAAGTACCATTCTTTTGATAGACCTACAGAAGTTTACGATGCATTAGAGTTCTGGGGTAAGATAAGTGGGAAGATGTTACGTGAGTGGGGTATGGATAAAGATGAAGTTCCTGATGAGTCACAAGAATATGATGCAAATGTATGGGTAGTTGGGGATTATATTATAAAAGCAGTATTAAATTATGACCCATTAGGTGAAAAACCATATTGTAAAACTTCCTTTATTAAAACTCCGGGGTCATTCTGGGGTAAAGGAATACCAGAAGTTATAGAAGACTTACAAAATATATGTAATGCATCAGCAAGAGCATTAGTTAATAACATGGGAATTTCTTCAGGTCCACAAGTTGAAGTGAATCTAGAACGTATACCTCCTAATGAAGATATAACACAAATGCACCCTTGGAAAATATGGCAGGTTACAAATGATCCATTAGGGTCAAGTTCTCCTGCGGTTAAGTTTACTCAACCAGAAGATAATGCGTCTACTTTAGTAGCTGTATATGAAAAATTTAGCAGCTTAGCTGATGATCATTCAGGTATACCATCATACGTATCTGGTGATCTTAATGTGCATGGAGCAGGACGTACAGCGTCTGGGCTGTCTATGTTAATGGGATCTGCTGGTAAAGGTATACGTCAAGTAGTTATGCATATTGATGCTGATCTTATTAAGCCTGTTGTAAATAGACAGTTTATTTACAACATGCGATACGATGAAGATCAAAGTATTAAGGGAGACTTACAAGTTATCCCACGCGGAGCAATTAATCTAGCTGTTAAAGAAACAGTTAATGTACGCAGAGTAGAATTTCTTAACGCAACTGCTAATGAGTTTGATATGCAAATCATCGGTAAAGATGGTCGTGCAGCACTCTTACGCGAAGTTGCAAAAAGTTTACAAATGCCTGTCGATGAAATTGTACCATCTCGGGAAAAATCTGGAGTTGATGATAAGCAACAGTTTGCGCTTGAGCAACAAACTCAACAGCAACAACAGCCTGAACAAGGTGTGCCTACTCAACCAGATGGTAGCCCCAAAGGTGGAATGGACGGCAACATAGTAAGTAATCGTGATACTGGAGGTGGAGGTTGATTAGACCAGAACCGAAAGTTATCCATGCTTTATCAGTAACGGTAAGACAACATCCTGAACTCCTTGATTGGCTGCAGGAATGGCATGACCATGAATTAAAGCAATTACCTAATGTAACAACTAATGTGGCACTTGCACAGGGGCGGTGTCAGGTTTTAGGCGAACTCGTAAGGGTCGCAAAAGAGTCCCCTGAAGTAGCAGCAAAGTCTATAAAGGCAGCTGTTTAACGCACACCGATAGGAGCGTATTATGACAACATTACCAAAGCAAGTTCAGAAACAATCTGAGGCAGTACAAGAGTTATATAAAGAACTCAATAATGAACAGGCACAGGATGAAAGTGCCGATGTTGAAGAAAATGCCGACAGTGTAGAAGAGCAGGCAGTTCAGTCTGAACCACAAGAGCAAGTGGTAGAGGACAACCAAGAAGAAGAAACAGTTGAACAAAGATATAAGACCTTACAAGGTATGTATAATGCAGAAGTCCCTAGGCTACATGCCGAAAGACGTGACATGGCAAACCGAATAAGTCAACTTGAACAATTACTTGCAGGTATGCAACAACCTAAAACAAAACCTGTACCTAAAGCAGAAGCACCTAAATTAATAACAGATGCAGATGTAGAAGAGTACGGTGATTCTATTGAGGTTATGAGACGTGTAAGTAAAGAAGAAACTTCAGCAGCAGATCAAAAACTTAGAGCTTTAGAAAAACAAATAGAAGCTTTACAAAGTAATGTTTTACCTAGAGTAGAACAAGTTGCAGCTAATCAAGTTAAAACTTCGGAACAGGCTTTTTGGTCTGAATTATCTACAACTGTATCAGATTGGAGAGATATCAATGATAACAAAGACTTTCAAAATTGGTTATTAGGGATTGATCCTTTAACTGGAATTAGTAGACAAACTTATTTAGAAGACGCACAGCGTAATTTAGATGTAGGGAGAGTTGCTAATTTTTTCAACACTTGGAAAGAAAATAATGGTGGTGAATCTAATGCTCAACCGAATCGGAGGGCTCTATCTTCTAAAGAATTAAAACAGCAGGTTTCCCCAGGTAAAGGTAAATCAACTGGTAAACCTAGTTCTAATTCTACCAAAAACTATTCTCCTAACGATATAAAATCTTTTTTTGAAGATGTTCGTAAAGGAAACTATAGGAATAAAGAAGAAGAGCGTGACCGAATAGAACGCGACATTTTTGCTGCACAGCGAGAAGGTCGTATTGTCACGGCAACAACTTAAACAGGAGGCCTAAATGGCATTCGCAACTTCACCGGGACACCCTACGTATTCCGGAAATTTTATACCTGAAATTTGGTCAGGGAAGTTGGTTGAAAACTTTTACGATGCAACCGTATTGGGCGCAATCGCAAATACTACATATGAAGGCGAGATTAAAAACATGGGTGACACGGTTAATATCCGTACTACCCCTGATATTACTCTCCGTACATATGTAAAGGGTCAATCTTTAACGGTTGAAAACCCTAATAAAGCCAAACTCCAACTTCTAATCGACAAAGGCGAATACTTCGCTTGTGTTGAAGATGATGTTGACCAAGTTCAATCAGATGTAAATATGATGGATCAATGGTCTAAAGACGCTTCAGAGCGTATGAAGATTAAAATTGATACTCGTATTTTAGCTGATGTTTTAGCAGATGTTTCATCTGACAACAAAGGAGCTACCGCAGGACGAATCACCGATAATAATTTAGGTGTGACTAGTTCTCCAATAGCTATGACTACAAGCAATGTTATCGGCAAGATCGTTGACTTAGGTACTGTATTAGATGAAGCAAACTGCCCTGAATCAGATCGTTGGTTAGTTATCCCAGCTAAATTTGCTGGTTTAATTAAACAATCTGATTTAAAAGACGCATCTATTACAGGTGATGGACAATCTCCATTACGTAATGGACGTCTCGGCATGATCGACCGTTTTACGGTTTATGTTAGTCACAATATATCTTTATCAAGTTCTGAATTTAGTGTATTGGCTGGACATAAAATGGGAATCACATTCGCATCTCAGATGACGAATATGGAAACCATTCGATCAGAAACAACTTTTGGTGATATTATCCGCGGCCTGCAAGTTTATGGCTTCAAGGTAGTAAAACCTGAAGCCCTTGCAACTTTAGTTTGTACACTATAACCCAGGAGGAATAAGATATGGCAGCATATACAGACACCGTTGGGTTTAACAAAGGTTCAGCGGCTTTAAGTTCTAACAAAGGTTTACATAAAACTTCTTTAGTTGAAGTAGATCTTAATTTTGTAACAATAACTGCAGATCGTGCAGCAGCGAGTCTTTCGGCTTTAGCTGCTACTGACACTTTACAGATTATCCAAGTTCCAGCTAAGACATTTGTTATAGCTGTTGGTATTGATGTTACTACGGCTGATGGCACTGCCAGCACCGTTGACATTGGTACAACTGGTGGTGATCCAGATGGCTTTATTAATGGTCATGATTGTAATGCAGTCGGTTCAGCGGTATCTACCAACAACACACTTGTTGAAGGTACACCTAATACTTTTGAACCAGCATTCGGTAATGGACATTACTTTGCCACTGCTGACACAATTGATATGTTATTCATCACTGCTCCGCAGGATGCATCAGTCATGCGTGTTTGGGCGTTAATGGTAGACGTTTCAGGCGGTGCTTCGTAGTAGTTATTAATTAGTAACCCGTAGGGGGCGTCAAAACCCCCTACACTTTTAAAAGGAAATATTATGTCACAACGAATAGATCATAGGGGTATAGCAGTTGATGATGAAAGATGGCTGCGTAATAAAAAGGATGGTGAAATATATGGCTGGAATGAAATTATTGCAGAAAATCCTAATGTTGAAGAAGTAACTAAGGAAGAAGCATTCCCAGAAAAGTTTGTGCCCAAAGCACAGAAAAAAAGAAAACCAATATTAAGTCTTAAAACTAAAGATGTGCCTAAAGCACCACCTCGTACTATACCTGAGTTAAGTGAGGAAGCATCTAAGGGATTACCTAAGTGACCCCAGCTACTATAGTTACAGAGGTAAGACGATTACTACAAGATTCAGCTACTACACAAAGATATTCTGATACTGTTCTTATAGGATTTGTGAACCAAACTTTAAAGCGTATAGCTTTATTAAGACCAGATTTATTTGCTAGGCAAACTACAATGACTTGTGAAACTAATGCTGTAGTACAGTCTGCTCCAAATGATTCTTATCGTATGATGGATGTATTTTCAGTTGTTAGTGGTGCTGGCGTAACAGAAACAACAAGAGAACAATTAGATCATGCCCGACCAACTTGGGTAAGTGATACTGCAGCTGCTACTGAAAACTGGATGAGACATTTACGGAACCCAAATAAATTTTTTATATATCCTAAATCCCCAGCTGGGCAACAATTAAATATTGAATATGCGCAAACACCAATAGATTATGCATCTGGGGATACAATACTTTTTATTCCAGAAACTTATTTCCCGTCAATTGTAGATGGAACT